CAGATTTTAAAATTGATGTTAATTATATGTATTCGTCATTTGAGAATTTTTTTAATGTTTACACAGATGTTTGCAAATACTTGAATCTAGAAATTGCCAACAAAGACGATTTATCACTATTATTCAATAAGTGGAAAAAGACCATCACTCAACTCGCCGAACAAGCGTAATTGATTTACGCTTTTTACGATTCTTTGTTAAATCTGACAGACTTGTAACTTGTCCTGAAATAACTTCTAAGTTTTTATTATTGAAGGTTTTTAAGTAAGGTTTAAAAATTTCCCAGTCGCTTTTTAAGAAGATGTTAATAGGGATAGTGTGATTACTTTCCCACCACCAAATCTCACCTAGTTCTAAGAACATTCTTTTTAGTTCTTCTTCAAGTATACTACCAAAATCATACATGGTAGTAACACTAGCGTCTTGGTTTAGTATGATACCAACGTGCTCATTTTCTGCATACCGAACTATCGACAAGAACGGGTATCTGTCTGTGATTTTATCAAATAGCTCAGTATCCATAAATAGTATATAAAGGCTCCGTGTTTATGTATTCAACTTTAGCATATTTATACCAACAAACCCAGGTGGTGTTGTTATTGGACAACACTGGGGCCTATCATAATGTGAGGTGGAATCCTGTGTACAGCAAGAACCTAAAAGCCAGCAAAGGCGTTGATAACGTTATCCTGTTTAGATTTTTAAATCAGGATCAAAAGCCAGTAGACATTACAGGACTAACATTTACTTGTCGTGTAATGAGTAGAGATGGTACAGAACTACTATTTGCTAGAGATTTAGAAACAGTTAGTGCTACACGAGGACAAGCAAAACTTACTATTGTTGAATCAGACTTAGACAATGTACAATCTCAACTAGCAAATTATTCTATCACAGTAGACCGTTCAACACTTACAGAACCTGTGTATGTAGACGATAATGCTGGAGCACGTGGCGTACTTTACATCGCTGATAGTGCTATGCCAGAGTTTGTAGCAAGTTCAGAAATAACTCTACCAAGTTTTACAGCAGGACAAACAAATTACAGTTCTGAATGGCAACCGGAACAGTATTTACAAACAGTACAATACACAAACAGTTCGTTTGTAGGTACTGTAACTGTACAGGGATCGCCTACCGGAACAGAATGGTATGACTTGACTTCTGCTACGTTTAGCAGCGCAGACTCAAACACAAAATACATTAATGTAGAAGGCTTACACAGCTATATGCGTTTAAAAGTTGATAGTACTAGTGGTACTGTTGGCAGCGTATATGTAAGATAAATATTGATATGGCGCAAATTACTACACAACTTTTAGTTTCACAACAAACGCATCCAGGCGATAGCTCTGTTCAAACCGTAACTGGTTCTGCTGTTAAAGGCAACGGGTACTATGGACAGACCGACGGGCGTCATACTGCGCTATTTTCTGTAACAGGATTTACTGGAACCATTACTATTCAAGGCAGTTTAGTTACGAGCCCAGGTTCTACAGACTGGGCAGACATTACTGTGTTTTCAGACGGCACAACACAAGAAGCCGGTAATACAGCAGTTAACTTTACCGGTAACTTTGTATGGCTACGTGCTGTAGTTGAATATACAGACGGCACAGTAAATTCAGTTCGCATTAACTACTAAAATAATTACATACATGATTCGCAATATTGCCGCGTTTGGCGACAGTTGGATTCATGGTGATGAAATTGTACACCCAGATCCTAATGCCACCGAAAAAGAAAAACGTTTATACCGAGAAGAAAACTGTACTGTAGGACAGTTAGGAAAACTTCTTGGCGTAACTGTTGAAAATTATGGTGTGAGTGGAAATAGCCTACAAGGTACAGTTTGGGAATTTTATCATTGGCTTAATGATGAACATAGACACACAGATGCTTCTCCGCAAGAAACACTAGTAGTAATAGGTTTAACAGAAGCAAGCCGCAATAGTTGGTGGAATTCGAATAATTTTGTACACAATCATATAATGCACGATCGCCATCCTTGGAATTCGTTTGTAAAACATCATTATATGTATAACGAAGACGAAACTGTTGAATGTATGCGTTATTGGGAAACCACTGAATTCTTTTATAATTGGTGTAATACAAATGCGGTTAAATTGTTAATGGTTAATGTATTTCCGCCGCCGTATTTGTCCAATTTAGTCACGAATCCGAGTTGGAATATGCGAGGCGAGGTATCTGGCGATATGCTTGCTCCGGGCAAACACGCAAATGAATCTGGATCAACACATTTAGCTAAACACTTGCAAATGTATGCAAAATCCATTATAATATAACGGTGTTAAATGTACTATCTTACATCAACGGAAAACGAAAAACCAACAGTTCCGGCTGGACTAGTTTTGATGCTCCGTGTTGCGTGCATAATGGAGAAACTGCCGACCGCAAACAGCGCGGTGGCTTCAAATTCTCAAGCGATACAGATTGGAGCTATCACTGTTTCAACTGTGGCTATACTGCTAGTTTTACTCTCGGGTATCCAGTAAGTCACAAAGCACACCGACTATTATCATGGATGGGTGTTCCAGATATTGAAATACACCGTTTAACACTCGATAGTTTAAAACACAAAAACATTAAGCAATTAATTCGTGAACGACAACAAGAAGAAATACGAATTAGCTTTCCAGAAGTTGAACTACCAAAAACCGCACGACTAATTGACGACAACGACACACCTCTTTTAGAATATTTGCGTGATAGAAGTATCGATCCATGGGCATATCCGTACATGACAGATATAGAACAAACACGCCCGGGTATTCTTATACCGTATACATACGATAACACAGTTGTCGGTTGGACTACGAGATTTTTAGATGATCGAAAACCAAAATATCTAAACAATTGCTCTGCCGCAGGCTATGTGTTTGGAACAGATTTACAACACGACGATTGGCAGATTGCTATTGCTGTTGAAGGCCAGTTTGACGCATTAAGTATAGATGGTGTTGCAATTACAACAAACAGAATTAGCGATACACAAGCAGCCGTATTAAGACGACTTAATAGAGAAATTGTAGTTGTGCCAGATCAGGATCGTGCAGGATTAGAACTCGTAAACGACGCAGTTAAATATGGCTTTAGTGTTAGTATCCCAGACTGGGACGCAGATGTAAAGGATGTTAATGACGCAGTAAAGCGTTACGGCAAATTGGCCACATTAATAAGTATTATTGAGAACAAGAATTCAAGCAAGATCAAAATTGAGCTAGCACGAAAAGCTCTCGAACGGAAATTATGAAAGAATACACAGTAGACATACAAAAATTATTTCTAGAAATGATGCTGGCAGATGCACAAAGTTATGTGCGTGTGCAGAACATCTATAACGTAGATAACTTTGACCCAGGTTTACGTGAAGCAGCAACATTCATTAAAGAGCATAGTGACAAATACAAGACTATGCCAGAACTGGAACAACTTAATGCTGCGGTAGGAGCAAAACTAAAACCAATTCCGCCTGAAATGAAGGATGGACACTATGATTGGTTTATGGACGAGTTTGAAAAGTTTACCAAGCGTCAAGAACTTGAGCGTGCTATTCTTAAAAGCGCAGATATGCTTGAAAAAGGTAACTTTGATCCAGTTGAAAAACTAATCAAAGACGCAGTACAGATTTCCTTACACAAAGACATGGGCACAGATTACTTTGATGATCCACGCACACGTCTAATGAATATTAAGTCCAATAATGGACAGGTTAGTACAGGCTGGCTTAACTTAGATCGTGCATTATATGGTGGATTTAACAGAGGTGAACTACAGATTTTTGCAGGTGGTTCGGGTTCGGGTAAATCCTTGTTTATGCAGAATTTAAGTGTAAACTGGGTAACTGCTGGACTCAATGGTGTGTATATTTCGCTAGAACTTTCTGAAGATTTATGCTCAATGCGTATTGACTCGATGATGACAAATACATCTAGCAAAGAAGTGTTTAAGGACATCGACAACGTCGAAATGAAAGTTAAGATGATGCAGAAGAAATCCGGTAAATTCCGTATTAAGTATATGCCAGCACAGAGTACAGTAAATGACATTCGCAGTTATATTAAAGAATTACAAATTCAAACTGGTGTTACTGTAGACTTTTTGTGTATTGACTACCTGGACTTGTTAATGCCGGTAAGTGCTAAAGTTAGCCCAAGTGACTTGTTCGTTAAGGACAAGTATGTATCAGAAGAAATTCGTAACTTAGCAAAAGAATTAAATGTTATTATGGTAACTGCATCGCAGCTTAACCGATCTGCGGTAGAAGAAATCGAGTTCGATCACTCACACATTTCAGGTGGTATTTCAAAGATTAACACAGCAGACAACGTGTTTGGCATTTTTACAAGTAGAGCAATGCGTGAACGTGGACGCTATCAAATACAGTTAATGAAAACACGTTCAAGTTCAGGAGTAGGCTCAAAGGTAGACTTGGAGTTTGATATTAATACGTTACGTATTTCAGATTGCGAACAATCTGAAGACAGCGCCATTCCGGGCACTGGCGGATTTAGTATGAGTAATATTAAGCCTGTTAGCAAAATGTCTAACACAGACGAAACACCTAAAGTGCAAGGCAATGTTGAAAGCGCAATGCTTAACAACTTGCTAAACAAGATGAAGAGCACTGGACAATGAAAGTATTTGTATCTTTTTCACAAAGGAATTTATTATATGAATCGATTAGTAAAACTCAAGTTACCTCTAGAGAGCTAACGGGAAATATATTACATGTATGGGATG